GACTGGGACTCAGAAGAAACTCTTACCGCCATGGTGGAACTAAATGAAATCGACGGTATTTGATAGAGAGTTCGACCGATTTCGCCCTGCCGAGGATGATAAATCCAAAGTAGCAACAATCATTGAACAGGGGGTCTATAACGAAGTCCCTGTCAAAATGGACGTTGAAGATTCTTTCAACCGTCTTAAAGTCGCTCCACCGCACCTTTTATTTGATTCATCATTTCAATACAGCTTACAAACTAAAGTATTTATCCGAGATGAATTACTTGGAGCTACTGTAACGCATGATGCAAATCGTGCCGCCGCTAGGCTTTCTTGCACATCAACCGCAGGGTCTAGGGCAAGATTTCGCTCAAGAAATTATTTTCAATACTCTCCGTCGTTCTCTAATACCATTACAGGATCATTTAATTTTCAAGGCGCTCCCAATGGTGTTGTGAAGCGAGTTGGATTATATGATGAACGAAACGGCTACATTTTAGAAGCTACAAACGGGGCTTTTAGGGTGGGCATCCGATCGTCAATCTCTGGGTCCGCAGTAACAACTTACGCCGAACAATCTTCCTGGAATGTTGATACCTTCAGCGGAACAGGAAATACAATTACAAATCCGTCTGGCGTTTTGCTTGATCTTACAAAACAGCAACTCTTTTACTGTCAGTTTCAATGGCTCGGATCGGGTCAGGTTGAGTTTGGCTTCGTTTATAACGGAAGAAAATACCCTGCCCATAGATTTCAAACAGCCAACCTAGGTTCTGGTCTTTATTCTCAGACTGCAACTCTTCCGGTACAAGCAGAGATTCTAAACGTATCTGGATCGTCTTCATTCATGGAGTTTACTTGCTGTTCAGTGGTGTCTAACGGTGCCACCTCCATGCACGGGCATCTTCATGTTGCATCTAGCGGCGTAACGCCAAGGACGCTTAGCACAACTGGCGTCTCTTATCCTGTTCTGGCAATTAGAAAAGCTCCTGGATACTCTGACATTCCTGTTCAGGTGCTTGACCTTAACGCTTTCTCAACGTCACAGGATGATTTTTTAATCCAGGTTATTCACAAACCAGTACTTGTTGGTGCTGTTTGGGTTTCAATTCCTAACTCACTCTGTGAAAAGGATGTTAGCGCTACTGCATATAATGGCGGCGACATTGTCGCAGAGTTCTATATGAAGGGAAATCTACAGGCATCGGAGAAGCTTGAATTATTATCACGATTCTGGGATCTCACTTTAGGCAATGACTTTGCTGGAAACTCTGAAATCATGCTAATGGCGGCAACTCCTCTCACGACAAATGCAACTCTTTATGGAATAATTTCGTTTAAGGAGTTCGAGTGATTAAACTAAAAAGAAACTATGCTGAGTTTAAACAGCTAGTATCCACTAAATCACTTCAAATCTTTATTGGTGATATTCGATCAGAATTTTACAATCTGCTGGCCATTGATGGGCCGATTACTTATGAGTGTAATATTGCCAAGGATGGTGGAGCGGATCAGTTAGATTATGAATCTACTCTTGCGAGTGTAGTAACTAATAAAATAAGCCAAGAGCCTGACTGGGATGACTTCGTAGTTACTTTTCCAAGCTCAAGCTCAGAACTTCACACCTACAAAAAGAATAACGTAACAGTCCAAACCATATTGGTTACTTACGAAAATAGCTCCAGGTCAACTATAACCAGAATCCAAAAGACGAGGGTCTAATGGCGTGGAGGTTTGATCCTATTGGGTTAAAAGTTATTTGGGTCGTATCGGTTGAGGAAGTTCTTCAAACTTCAGGCTCGATTGATTTTTCCACAGGTGGTGACTTGCTAATCGACACAGGATTACGAGAAAATGGTGGAGAAATAGATCAGGGCAATAGGGTAGAGGGTTAATGGCGATTTTTAAAGCTCCTCGAATAACAACGAGTCAGAGAATGGGATTGGTATTAGAACAGTCTGAAATTGTTTACGATGTAACTCAAAACCTCTTTTATGGTGGCGATGGTGTTTCTATGGGTGGAAAGCCCATGGGTTCGGGTCAATCAGAGAAAGATGTAATTCAATTAACGCAACAAGATATTCTTAATAAAAGCGTTCAGCTGTCAAAGGCTCCAACTTTTCCCAGCAATGTAACGCTATTGCCAGTCGGCGGTATCCCACAACTAAATGGGGTCGATTTTCAAGTATCCGGCAACGTGGTTTCTTGGAACGGACTAGGTTTAGATAACTTTCTCGAGGAAGAGGAAGTGTTAATAATTCAATACTAACAAAGGAAGTGTTATGGCCAATCAAATTAAGAAAAAGTATTTATCCCAAGAAGTCATCAGTTACTTTGATGACCAGATTAGTGCAGTAGAATCCGACCTTGCCAGCGAAGTCTCCCGTGCGACAAGCGCAGAAGCCGCTCTTCAAGGTGAAGTTGATGCTGTTGAAGTTGCCCTTAACTCAGAAGTTGTTCGTGCTACCGCGGCGGAATCCGCTCTCGATGCTCGGCTCACAACTGCTGAAGGCGAAATCAACACTCTGCAGTCTGATGTAAACCAAGTTGAGTCTGATCTTGCCGCTGAGGTTGCTCGTGCAACTGCTGCAGAAGCAGCGCTTCAATCTGACATCGACACAGAGAAAGGTCGTATTGACGCAATCCTTTCTGCCTCTCAAGCCGATAAAGACTCATTCGCTGAGATTGTTACTCTCATCAACTCTATCGACACAGAAAACGATCAAGCCTTTGCTGGTTACGTTCTTTCTAACAACGCCGCCGTAGCCGCTGTTGAGGGTCGTGTAACTACTGCCGAAGGTGAAATCGACACACTTCAGTCTGACGTTGCTGACCACGAAACTCGGATCACGGCACTTGAGGGTGCGCTTGCTCCTACATGGGCTCCGGCTTTCAAGAAAGACCTTGATGCTACTGATATTTCTAACGGTTATATCGACCTTCCGCATCTTGTTGTTCCTAACTCTGTTATGGCTTTTGTTGATCGTCTTGCTATCCACGAAACTGAAGAGTTTACAGTTTCAACTGTTGGCGGCGTCACTCGACTGACTTTCACTGGCCCACTCGTTTCTCCGGGACAACAGTCTCTTGATGCCAACGATAACATCTACGTTAAATACCAGTATCTTGCTTAGTTAAACTAATGAGGAGGGAGCAATCCCTCCTCTTTTTGAGGATAAAATGCCAATAAGTATTAAGGGCAAGTTTATAGATCAAGAAATGACAACGGATGCTGAATTAGCAAACGCCGTCGATTATCTTCAACAGCAAATCAACAACGCCAACGCTAACTCGGGCTTCCCTTGCCTAGTCTTCGTAAAAAATAAAATGGACTTTCCGCCACCTTCAAACGGCGTGATTGCCCTTGGTGACAACATTACCTACTTCATTGTTGATACTGTAGATTTGCAGGGTGACAGAATTGTTGCCGGACAAAACACTACTATTATTGGTGGAAGTTCTGAAAACTGCTTTCTTAAGTCTACAGGACTAAATGCCAATACGGCATTGATTACTTCTAACTGGTCGCTTCCAATGAGAAACCTTTCAATCACTCATGGGACAGCGCTTAATCTTGATGCGACAGGAAATAGCACTGCCGCACTAGACTGGTTTGGGGTTAACTTCACTAATTGCGCAACCGTAGGGACAATTAAGTCATACTCAAACTTTATCATGAGTGACTGTGCGCTTCTTAACTCTGCAAACATGACCTTTGATGGGACAATCGGCACGGTTGGATTTGTTAACTGTTTATTTTCGGGCATTGCTGGTCAAACTACTCTTAATTTCCCATCGACCCTCACTATTACCAGAAGAATTAGGGCGATTTATTCATCGTTTGTAGCCTTCGGTGGAGCTACTGCTATTTTTGTTTCGCCCTCTGCAAGCGTCCCTCTTGAGGCGTATGTGTTGGACACTATTAATTTTAGCGGGGGCGCAACATACACTGGCGGACTGGATTACACATCTAACACAGCCTTCTTTTCAAACTGTAAAGGAATTGTAAACTCTTCCGCCATTGCACAAATGCACTTCAACAACAACGCAACGGCTACGGTTGTTGGTTCTGCAAATAATTTTGTTAAGGTGAACGGTGCCACAACCCCAAATCAAATTAATCAAAAATTCACTCATTCAAATAACAGGCTAACATACTCTGGTGGCATTAACCGCTCTTTTAAGGTTGGTGCAGTTTGTTCCGTATCAGCAAACAACGGTAACATCATAAGCGTAAGAATTGCTAAAAATGGCGTTCCTCTTGATGACTCAGAAGCTCAAGCGACAATTTCGGCAAACGGAAGATTTGAAAACCTAAAATGCCAAACCATTATTGAAATGACCACTAACGACTTTGTTGAGCTCTATTTGGCAAACAGCGCAAACACAAACGTAACAGCGCAGGAGTTAAACGTTATTATTGAGGCTCTTAACTGAGGAAATAGAGATGAATAAACGAGTTTTCTTTTCTGATAATGGAATCCTTCGAGACTTATCGGTTAATCTCAATAAATATGACGATATTGAGTCAGAGTTTGCCTACGTTTCCAGCGAAGACTATCTTTACATTGGTTCAAGGCTTCCATTCAATAGCCTATTCTTTAAAGTGGTTCAGGCGAATGAAAACCCTACAAATATGTATGTCGAAGTATGGGATGGTGACTCATGGGAGTTTGTTAACGAGCTTATCGACGAAACTGGCGGCTTTGCTAAAAGTGGTTACATTACTTTTACACCAGATCGCGATGCTGGCTGGCTCATGGAAGACACATCTACTGATGGCGGTTTTGTTCCTGGTCTGGAATCACTTAAGATTTATGACAAATATTGGATGCGAATCAGCTTTGACGCTGATTTATCTGACCCTGTAAGTCTCTCATGGGTTGGGCATATTTTTGCTGATGATGCTGACCTTGCGAGTGAGTATCCTGACCTTGGCAAAACAAGCGTTAAGTCTGCTTTTAAGACAGGAAAAACTGACTGGGAAGAGCAACTTGTTAGAGCGTCCGAGGTCGTGATTGAAGACCTTATGATTAATCGCAACATTATCGACTCATCTCAAATTCTTGATCGGTATGACTACAAGTCGGCAACTATTCAGAAATGCGCTGAGATTATCTTTAATGCCTTTGGGGATGACTTTGTAGATCAAAAGCAAAGGGCCCGTGAAGAGTATCAGCGTCGCCTGTCTATTCCGACTAAGAAGATTGATCTTAACGCTAACGGCATTGAGGAAGTTTTTGAGGCCAGAAACACTCAAGGATGGTTGGGCCGATGAGCAAAATCAGCACAGTTTATGACGCCATCCTAACGGAGCTTGCGGCGCTTTACCCTTCCAAAACCAGAATCCCTTATCCTTATTCATTGGTGGACAATAACGCTCGATTTTTGTCTGATGGTTACGGTGTAACTATTGGCCCATCAAGCTTTGAGCAGTTTGAATTTTGTGATTTTATGACAACAAGAGATGTTACCGTAACAATCACCAAGGAAGTCTTCAGAACGGACTCGGACTACAATGTTATAGATGACATTACTAAGAGTCTGTTAGAAGATATTTATGAGGTGCAAAAACTATTTTACTCGTACAATGAGCTTAATGTACCGAACGACGTTGCAAAGGTTGATCTAGGCGGTGTTTCAGCTGTAGAAGAAGTCACATCGGGTAAACAGTCTTTCTTAAGTATGTCGGCAACATTTAACTTTTTTATTATTGAGAAACTTTAGGAGAAAATATGTCAACAGTAGGATTACAGAGAGCGTCAATCTTCGCACTTAAGAAAGAAACGACTGCCGGCGATTACCTTCCACCATCATCAGGTGCGGAATTTGTTCCTCTTCGCCCAGGGAATACACTTAACTTCCAGGCAGAACAGCTTGAGTCTGATGAGCTTCTTAACGATATTGGTTCCGCTAAGGCGTTTACAGGCAAGGAATCTGTTGAAGGTTCACACTCTGCGTATCTTCGTCATTCTGGCGTTGAAGGTCAAGAGCCTGAGGTAGGCGTTCTTTACGAATCAATCATGGGCTCAAAAGTCCTTCACGGCACTGAGTTTTCTACAGTCTCCGGATCAACTACAACAGTCCTTAAAGTAGCTGATGGTACGCAGTTTTCTGTTGGCCAGGCGCTTCTTATTAAAGATTCCTCTAATGGTTATTCCGTACGTAACATTAAAAGCATCTTAACTAATGATCTTGAGCTTAACTTTGCACTTCCTTTTGCGCCTGTTTCTGGCGTAGCGCTTGGCAAAGCGGTTCAATACTCTCCGGTTGCTCAGGGTCATCCGACATTTTCAACAACTAAATATCTTGGAAACGGTCATGCCATTGAAGCATCTTCTGGCAACACAGTAACAGAATTTTCACTTACTGCTGATGCTAATGGCTTTGGTGAGGTTGAATTCTCTTACCAGGGAACAAAGTATTTTTACAACCCTATCACAATCACGGCGTCATCTAAGTTTCTTGATGTGACTGACGATACTGGTACGTTCTCCGTTTCTGTTCCTGAAAAGATTTATAAAACTCCTATCGAGCTTGCTGACGCTCTTAATACTGCGCTGAATGACGCATCTACTGAGACATATGTAGTTAGCTATTCTAACTCAACTGGTAAGTTTACTATTTCTTCTGGCTCATCTGTTCTTAGCCTTCTTTGGAGCACAGGTACTAATGCGGCAAACAGCATTGGTTCTAAGCTTGGATTTGTTGTTTCGGCAGACGATACTGGCGCAACTAGCTACGCTTCCGACAATGCTCAGTCTTATCAATCTGCACTTACTCCGTCTTATGATTCTGCTGATGCAATCATCATCAAGGGCGCTGAGCTCTTTATCGGAGACCAAGTTGATAACGCTTGCATTTGTGCTCAGTCAGTATCTCTTACGGTTTCCAAGGAAGTCACTGATGTTGACTGTATCTGTGAAGAAACTGGCGTAAAAGAAAAGATTGCTACAGCTCGCTCCGTTGAAATGTCCGTAACAGCGGTACTTAACAAGTATGATGCGGCACTTCTTGATGCACTTCTTAAAAACAAGACTATCGGCGCTCAGCTTAATGCAGGTCCTAAGGCTGGCGGGAACTGGGTTCCAGGCAAGTGCTTCAATGCCTACGTTCAGAACTGCACTGTAGCATCATATACAACTACTGGTGACAGCTTCATTCAGGCAGAGATCACACTTAGAGGTTTCGTGACATCTGCATCAAAAGACCTGTATCTTAACTTTGTATAATATACAAAGGGGTTAGAATGAAGTGGCTTGAAAAGCAAACTAGCAAGGGCGTCCTGAAATACAGGATGCCCACTATCTTAGAAGCGATCAAGTACGTTCGAATTTTGAGAGAGTTTTTTGCTACGGATGATCTAGTGGGCGCTAGACTTGTTTTAATGGAAAACATTCAAGAGCTTTTAGATTATTCAGCACTAGATGGCATTTCAAGCTTTGATGACATTAACAAGGAAAGTGAAGCTTTTACTTCTGCACTGTACCAGATAAGCGATGAAATACTTTCCAAGGTTGTGGAGAACTTCGCAAAAAAAGATTAGTCCCTGACGCTTTAAACGCCTTTAAGTCTAATCTCAAGTTAGAACAGCTTGAGGAGCTTATAGGTGACAAGGAAAACGCCAGGGGCATCTATGAGCTGTCAAAGGAAGTTGGTGACTATGCTCAATTTAAAGGTATTTTGGATTTAGGTCTTCAGGTTCATTACTCTGACCTACCGTTTGAGAAAGTCATGCTCTACTCATGGATTAAAGAGGCGATAGAAGATGGCAGAAAAAATTGAATTTCAGATAACGGTAACTAAGGATCAGCTCTTAACTGCTCTTAGTTCTGCCACAGAAGAAGCTAAAAAAACAGAGAAGGCTGTATTTCGCTTATCGGACGCTTTTAAAGGTGCTGGGGATGAGCTTTCACGCATTAAGTCATCATTCATCGGAAATCTTGGTGCTAACGTAGTCAGTGGCGCATTTAATGCGCTTCGTTCTGCTATCGGTGAAACGGTTACACAGGCCAGAGAGTTTTCAAGGTCGATTGCAGAAGTTAATTCAATTCTTCCTCGAAATACCAAACTCACTAAAGATCAAGTTGATATATTAATTCAGCTCTCATCTCAGTATGGAAAATCTGCCCAAGAGCAGGCGAGAGCCTTTTATGAGATTGTGTCTGGTGGCGTAGAAGATACGGCCACAGCGTTTAAGATTCTTAAGCAGTCAAATGAAGCCGCAGTAGCTGGCATTACTGATGTAAACGTAGCCGCTAAGACTCTGACCTCAACATTTAACGCATTTGCTCAGCAGGGGACTTCCGTAACCGCTATCACTGATTCACTTTTCCAAGCGGTGAAAGATGGTCAAACAACATTCCAGGAACTCGCCGGTACGCTGGGCAGGGTTTCACCTATTGCCGCATCTGTTGGGATTAGAATTGATGAGGTGGCGGGTTCCATTGCCTTCCTTACAAAATCCGGTATTCAGACAGATCAAGCAATCACCGGCTTAAGAGCAACCATTGCATCCATTATTAAGCCATCTAAAGAGGCGGCCGACGAAGCAAACAGGCTCGGCATTCAATTTAGTCCAGCGGCAATAGCCAAAGCTGGTGGTTTTGTAAACTTCCTAAATCAGGTTAAGGTTGCCACTAATGGAAGCTCTACATCAATCGCTAGACTCTTTGGTGATGTAAACGCAATCAACACTGTCATTGCTATTGCTAATGGTAACTTTGATGATTTTAGAAAGACCTTAGATTCTAACAAAAACAGTATCGGAGCTACGGCGGCGGCGGCTAAAGAACTTAAAGGTTCGTTCGATTTTCAGGTAGGGCAAGCCGAGCAATCAATTAAGAATCTTGGCACCAGTTTAGCTGTTTTTCTTCTTCCTTATCTGCAAACAACATTAAAAGGTTTCCAAGCATTAACTGGAATCAATCAGACTAATGTTGTTTTAGATGAAAACAGAAAAAAGCTTGCTGACCTTGGTAAAGAGTACAATTTTCTTTCTACGCAATTAGATATTTACAATAAGGGCTATCCTTCAAACATTAAAAACGCCACGCAAGCGGCTGAGGCAGAAAAGCGTCTTACAGAGATTCTTAAAGAGCGCCAAGCTGTTAGAGCGGCGCAAATTGCTCAGGATAAACAAGTCGGAACAATCGTTAAGCCCACTCCCGTTGTAGATCCTGAAGCAGATGCTCAAGCTCTAAAACTTAGAGGAGAGACATTTAACCAGCTTGCACTTGCAAGAGCAGAATTTGACGCATCTGAGCAAGAAAGAAAGCTTATTGCGATTGAGCAGGGAACCGTAGAGGGTCAGGCAGAGCTTGATAGACTTCTGGAATTAGAGCGCAAAAAAATTGAAGCCAGATTTTTGGCAGAAGAAGAAAAGAACAGATTGATCGCCGACTCGGTGGCTAAAGAACAGGCAATAAAAGCAACTGCATTAAAAAAGCAAAATGAAATTGCAAACGCTGAGCAGAAAATTCAGCTTAATAAAGTAACGGCCCAAAACAAACTTGAGCAACAATCTCTTCAAACTCGCCTTCAATATCTGCAGGCGTTTGGAAATCTTGCCAGTGCTGTAGCTAAAGATGGCTCTAAAGAGCAGTTTATTATTCAGAAAGCGGCGGCTATTGCTCAGTCTATTGTAGCGACTAACCTAGCGGCCGCTCAGGCACTTGCAGTTCCACCTGCACCTAACTTAGCTTTAGCGGCAACAGCGAAGACCATTGGGGCAATCAATACAGCCGCCATCGTAGCTACTGCCATCAAAGGTTTTGCTGAGGGTGGTATTGTCGGAAATAATGCTATTTCAACATCAGGGCCAGACAATACCGTTATCAAGGCAAGAAACGGTGAAGCTGTCCTTACTGCAGACGATCAGCTAGAATTATTGAGATCAATAAGATCAGGAACGCTTTCCCAAAGCTCTGGGGATATAATTGTTCAAGTCGATGGGCGTGAAATAGCTCGGGCGGTCAGAACTCAAATTAACAACGGATTCAGGTTAGCATGAGCTTTGAAATATATTCAGACAATTTAATCTATCAATCAACCATCACAGGAAGCTCTGAAAATGCTCAATTCCCTGTAGAAAACATTTTAGACCCAAGGCGCTCTAAGGTTTACCGATCTACAGCATCGTCGGCAAGCATCGTCTTCGACTTCGGAGAAAGTTCCGAGGTCGATTCATTCTTCCTTGTATCAGATAAAAAGAACGGTCTAGGCGTTCACACAATTACACTAGAATTTAGCCACACAAATGTCTGGACATCACCGGCGGCAACAGAAGTCATCACGCTAGACCCTCAGTATAACGCAGGATACAAAGAATTTCCTGTGAAAGAGTATCGCTTTTGTAGAATGGTGATGACCTCAACGCTTTCTTATGTTGAGCTAGCAAATATCTTTATCGGAAAGAAGTTAGGCTTGAACAGATCAATCAACTTTAACTGGTCAGTAAAAGACAATGAGCTGAGCAATAAGCAGGTTAACAGATACGGTCAAATCTTTTCTGATGTAATTGGAAAACAGCGCACGATTAACGCCTCATTATCTCTTCTTGATAAAGAGCAACTAGACAAGATTAATTTTGTCATTGATTTCTATGGTGAAACTAGACCTATGTTCGTTAGAATAGGCTGTGAAAATATGGTCAATAATCCTTTAAGATTTTCAGGAATGTTCTATTTGAACGACACGCCACAAATAAGCAACCCGTTTTTTAACCGATACAATCTGTCATTCAGTCTTATCGAGGCAACATGAGCACTCTATTAGTTCAAACTCTTTATACCAAGTTAGAACAGGAAATAGAGTACACCGGTGGGAATCGGGTATTAGTGGCGGCGTTTGTACCCTATTTATATTTTCACAATGTCACAGGAGCCACATTTAGATTTGAGCTTGAGCGTGATTCTGAGGTTGTTTTCTCCCAGGAGTTTACTTCGGAAGATATATCTGAGGCCATAAATGGACAGTATGCCCATGTATTTTATCCGATTGTCCCGACTAATCCAGTTCAGTTAGAGGCGGCAGTTTACACCTTTAGAATACTAGCCGTCTCTGGATATACCGCAGGAGCATCGTTTATTGGTTGGATTCAACAGCACCAGGACACGCAAAATGTCATGGATTACGTTCCAACCACTAGCGATAAGCTGTCTTTTGCAATAAGATTTAAGCAGTATCAGGAAGGAATCAAAATATGAGAGTCGTAACTTTTGCAGACGGTTTTGTTTCGACAACGCCACCAACAATCGAGGGCGAAGTAAGAGAGACTTATACTCTAAACAATAACCAAGTCGCACCAACTAACATCACTGGGCTTGTCTTTGATAGCTCAGAGTGTAAATCGGTATTTTTTAACTATGAAATTGAGCGCATTGGTACAGCAACTTATCGTCAGGTGGGCTCATTTATTGCAGTTTATAACGGCACTTGGTCTCTTAGTTTTGGTAATTATCAGGGTGAGCAGATTATTAATGACACTTTGGTTGATCCTGAAAATATCACGCTTACGATCAGTCCTTCGTCGGGACAATTAAGCTATACTTCTGGCAATCAGCCTGGTCATGTTTCTTCTGAAATGAAAATTTATATCACTAAGGTTCTGGCATGAAAAACTTCGTCATTCTCTTTTCCGTTTTGTTCTTTCATTCTGCCTATTCTCAGCAGACCATTGATAAGCTTAACGCAAATCAACTAAAGCTTCCGAAAGAGTCAGTAAACAAAGCACTCATCCTTGATGGTTCTGGGCAGGTTAAGTCATCGGCAACAATTTCCGACACAGAGCTTGGATACCTGGAGGGACTGAATGACACACTTGTAAATCTTCTTTCCGGTAAAGCAAACGACGGTGACGTTGTTAAAATTACAGGCAATCAATCTGTCGATGGAATTAAGACATTTACAGGAAAACTTGTTGCATCATCTACTGTTAACGGATCAATTCCTTGTCCGGTAATGACTGAGACTGAGCGTGATCTTTTCACTCCGGTTGAGGGTGATTGTATTTACAACTCTGACACGCTTAAACTCAATATCTTTGACGGTTCAGTTTGGAAAGATGTTGGTGGGGCTGGCGGCATTTCCCTTTGGCTTACGGCAAATCCTTACAATTTGAATGACATTGTTATTGAGTCCGATAAGATTTATCGTTGTTTAATTGCGCACACATCAGGAAGTTTTGCCACTGATCTTGCGGCCAATAGATGGGTAGAGGTTTCATCTTCTCCCGTTACGCCTTATTCTCTTACTGATGGCGGTACTGGTAAAGCGCTTTCTGCTGTCAACGGCGGGATTGTTTGGGTTGACGCTGACTCTTTTGAAGTATTATCTGCTGGTGTTTCTGGGCAGATTCTTCAGTCTAATGGCTCTTCCTCGCCTTCATGGGTTAATAAATCAATCTCAGGTAAGGCGCAGAATGACTCTTCTGTAACTCTTGAGGAGATTCAGGTTCCAAACTCTCAGATCACTCAAACAGATGTTAATAAGCATTTAGTTGAGACTGGAAACAAAAACATTCTAGTAAACCCATCTTTTGAACACGCAACATTTTCTACTGGCTGGACTAACTCAGCAGGTACATTTGCAGAAGACCTTGTTGTCGAGGTTGACGGTCTTAAAGCGGCAAAGGTTACTCTTTCATCTCAAGCACTTGATCTGAGACAAGATTCTACGCTCTATCAGTCACAATTTGCTGATGGCATTCAGGGTCTAGCCATGGTCAGAGTTAAGACCTCAGTAGCAGGTCTTAGAGTCTGTTCACGTCAGGCGGGAGTAGTAAACTCTTCGCTTTGCGTAAGTGTGCAACCTACAGGGAAGTGGGGTCTTTATAAAGTTCCATTCATTCTTGGTGGAACATCTAACGGGATCAGCATTAACTCAAACTCTGTTGCAGTGACTGGTGACGTTTATGTAGATGATGCTTTCGTGGGTGCGGTTGATCTTAAAACTGACTCCGATGTGATCGGGCCTTGGGTTGACTATGGGCCTATCACTATCACGGCGACAACTACAAACCCAACCAAGGCGACTACAAGACAGCAAGATAACGTGCGCTGTCGGATTGTCGGTCAAAGCTATGAGTGCGAGTTTAGCTATCGTGCTGACTCTGCAACGGGAGCGGCGGCAGGAAGTGGCGACTACTTATTTAATCTTCCTTCTGGCATTGCGATGGATAGCTCGATCCCATTCTTTACAACTGTCACGGGCCTAGGCACATCTGCCCAAGCGGCGCAGTCTTTGCTTGACACTACTGGCTGGATGAACATTAACACATCCTCGGGTGAAGGGCCTGTTTGGGCTTATGCATATTCAGAAAATCAATTCCGGCTGTCTGCTCTCGATCTTTTTGCTTCGGGCGGAAACGTATCGTCTTCATATTTTCAGCTTACCAACGCCCCCCTTTCATTTAGATTTACAGTCAAATTCCGTGGCCGCGGTCTTTCTGCCAACTCGAACTTTTACAGCTCGGTGAATGGGGATACTGATTGGA